TTACTGGTGGCGGAGAAGCTTTCGCTGACCCCCCTGCACCAAATATGGTTAAATTTCTTTTTTCTAAAAAATGCTTCATGATAAACTTAAATTTTGCATTAAATTAAATTCATTTTCAAATACTTGACTTGTAGAATAATTTTTCACCGTGTTCCAGATTACTTTAGAAGAAGTTTTAGTTTTTCCGTATCCAATAGGTATTCCAGCTCCTTGAGAAACACTATTTTCGTAATTTGAAAATATATAACTTCTTGCATTAGATTCAATTGCAGATTCTCCTCCACCAAAGGAAAGATTTGAAGTAACAGGTTGACCACTTTTTGTTAAAGCTGTTGCTATGAAAGATATTCCAACTGAAATTGCCGCAGTTATTGCGGCATTAATTAGTGTAGCTACAACTTGACCAGTAGTAGTTAGAACAGCTTGTCCCGCAGCATTTGTCGCAACCATGCCCATTCCTTGAGCAACCGCTTCTCCACTTCCAAATATGCTAGGCACAATATAAATGTTGCTAATTTTTCTCTTTTCAATAAATTCATTTTGATTTTTCACCAAATCGTCATCAGCAATAATTTGATAATTGATTCCACATTTAGATAAGTAATCAATTCTTTTTAAAAAATTAATTTTATTTACATTTATTGCCTTTAATGCAGAAAAACAATCTGAGACATTTAACTTGTGAAAACCTCCAAATTCTTTTGCAAGCATTCCATATAAATATATCTTAACCATATATTTGGACGTTTTGATCTCCTTTAAAAACTTCATCTTCAAAAGTTAAATTTGGATTGAAGCTTTTCATACTTATAGAGATTAATGAAGATCCCACTTTCATTTTCCCGTATCCCAAAGCTACTAGCTTGCCTTGTCCCTGTAAATTTACTGAAGAATTAAAATTATAACTTTTTCCCCTAGCTTCTATTCCCATCGCTTGCCCTCCAGCATGTATCTGTCTGGATATTTTCATTTTTTGAGCTTTTTTTTCAGCTTCTAGAATGTTCCCATATGTTTGTATACCCGATCCTATTGCTTGAAGAACAAAACCCAAACCAGGCATAAAAAAATTTACGATCATTCCTGCAACTTGAAATATAATACCTATAACTTTCCAAAAAATAGGCGATTTATACAAACCTGTTGCCCAAATTATCGCCCCACCAATAAAGCCACCTATTAAAAATCCCAAAATTATTCCGAAATTAGCACCTGCACCAATCAAACTCGGGAAAATGTAGATTTCTTTGCTTTCTCCTTGCACACAATAAGAATAAAATTGATTTTGTTTTTGTTTTTCTTTTATAAAATTTAAAAAACCTATTTTGATGGCATCTATTGCAACAAATAAAGAATTTAAATTTCCAATGTGTAGTTTAACACGATCTCCAAATTTTTTAGCGAGTAATCCATGAAAAATTACAGTTGTCATATTAATTCTCTTAACCTTTCTATAATATTTACATCATAATCTTTGTATTGAGGTTCATAAATGCAAAATTTTTCAGTCACAACTGAATAAATTAAAAATGGAAAACAACAATTCTCTGCCGTTTTTTTGTCAAATTCTGATGGATTTTCGTCACCAGCAAGATGGCTATGAAAAATTAATAAAGTTTCATATGTTTTAATAAAATTTAAGTGATCAAAGGGATCTATTATGAAATATGCGTCTGGAGTTTGAGATCTATTTTGCATTTGTTGATATACAAATTCATCTTCATTTTTTCCAACAAATCCACATATTTCGGTGAGCAAATTTTTTTCTGAACAATTTTTTAATTCCACAATTAAATCTTCTAAAGATTTAAAAAATTTTTTATTCATATTTAAATTTGTCAGTTCCAGGGAATCCCCCAAAAGGCAAAACCCCATTCACTGCATCAAAATCATTATAAGCAATATAATTCTTATATTTAGCATCATAAATAGGTATTCCAAACCTTTTTTTACATGCAGAAACTGTTTTTGAACAACCATCTTTTTCCCAAAGGGTGCTTTTGGCGCTTGGCCTGTTTTCTCTTTTTGAATTATGCGCTTTAATGCAGACATACCAAGTTCTACTTGGATCTTTAAAGCCATTTAAATCCTTATTTTCGACGCAAACAATATTGCCAACAGCATATTGTTTATTTTCCACCCAAAGATAATTAAACGCCGTGTTTACAAAATTTGTTTTGTAAAATTTTCCACCAACATCTTTAATATGATCTGTTGGAGCTTCTTCGAAATCTGTATCGTCTTCTTTACAGATTAAATCTCCTTGATAATTGCAGCCCAATCCTCTATATTGCCAATAACAATATCTACCGTAAATTGCTCTAGAAGCAACTTGAACATTTTCCAAGTCAAAAGGCGTGACTAATTCGAATTGAACCATATGCTTATTTTCTATAATTTTTTGTGAAACATGGTACTTCTCTTGAGTTAAAAAAGCATTTCGATCTGGATTCCCGAAAGGGTTTTGAAAATCATCAAAATTTTCATTGTCTAAATTTTTTAGAAACAAGCGATATCGAATAAATTTTCCATTTCTGAAATCAGAAAACTCGCGTAAAATATTAGAAATTACCAAATCTTGATTTGCAACGGTGACTTTTGGTCTCGGAAGTCTGCCCACAGTGTTAACTTCAAAACCTTCAACTTCGATAGCTGTAGCGTAATATGGATTGCCCCTCCATAAAATATCTTTTGTAATTCCATTTGTTCCAGAATGAAACCTGAATGGAGCAAAATTTATATCAAAATACATTTCATAAAGCTCTATAATTGCAGAAGGCTCAGAATCTAACAAATCTCTTCCAATAGATCTCCTTTTTCCCAAGGAAGGATTAAAATAACTCATAATTATAATAATTTTATTTGACTTTTAATCAAACAGCATTACACTTAATATATGGGATACAGGAATTGTTTCGATTATAACGGTCAAAATGAAAAAGATTCTAATTTTGCAGAAGAAACTTTTAAAAAAATTGCCCTCTCAAAAGGGTTCTCTGTAAAAGACGCCACTAAAAATCAGCAGCTTTCACATATTGATTTTTTGATCGAAGATCAAAATAAAATAATTTATACTTTTGACGTAAAAGCTAGAAAAAAAATTAATAGGACCGACAAATCAACAGAGGATAATTTAATTTGGGTTGAATTTAAGAACGTAATTGGAGCAAAGGGTTGGCTTTATGGCGCTGCAGATTATATTGCATTTGAAAGACAGTCCGATTTTCTTATCATAAATAGAACAAATCTTGTTACTTTATGCGAAAGAGTCGTACAAAATAAAAAAGTTTCTTCGGCCAAAGATGCTCTTTATGCAAAATACACTAGAATGGGAAGAAAAGATGAAATTTCTCTTATTAAAATGGAAGACATCTGTAATAGTATGAAAACATACATATGGACAAAATGAGAGCATCTATAAAAATCATCGGAGCAAATAACATTTTTGGAGAATATTTAGATCAAGAATACGTCAATGTTTTAATGGAAGCGGCTGCAGGAGCTTTTATTTTCAAGATAAAAGAAAATGAAGAAATTTTTATGAATATGAATCCCAAAGTAAAATGCACGGAAAAAGGAATTTTGCTGGAGGGATACTGTATAATTGGTAATTCTCTTGGAAATTTGTCTATTTTAATAACTAAATTATCATGAAGCTCGCCCTATCTTATAAAGATGTAGTTCTAGTTCCAAATTACTCTGAAGTTGTTTCGAGAGATCGGCTTTCGACAAAAATTAAATTGCCGCTGTCTAGTCCATATTCTAATTGGATTTTTGATAATCCAATTCTTCCGTCGAATATGGCTTGCACCATTTCTTTTGAAAAGGCTGAAGAATTAGCGAAAGCTGGATATTTTTATATTCTTCATAGATTTTACGATTATGAAGACATTTTGAATTGGATCGTAAAGGTTAATAATCAATTTTTAGTTAGTATTAGTGTTGGCGTAAAAGACAAGGATTACGAATTTCTCGAAGAACTTGCTGATTCTGGAGCTGCCGTTCACTTCGTCACGATTGACGTAGCTCATGGTCACAATTTAAATGTAAAGAAAATTTGCAAATACTTTCACTCTCTCCCTTGGAAAAAAAAACCAACTTTAATTGTTGGTAATATAGGTTCAGTAGAAGCAGCAAAAGATTTAGTGGATTGGGGGGCAGATATTATTAAGGTTGGCTTATCAATGGGGTATGCTTGTACTACTTATAACACAACGGGCATTGGCACCCCAATGTACTCGATTGTGAAGGAAATTTCAGACGCAATGAATAGTGCCGTTGTTTCTAAAAAAGTTCCAATTATTGCGGACGGTCAAATTAGAGAAATTGGTGATGCTTGCAAAGCATTACATGCAGGAGCTTCTTTGATTATGGTTGGATCTTTATTTGCCGCATGTCATGATAGTCCAGCACCATTTTCTGACGAAAAGAAAAACTACAAATTATTTTACGGGTCAGCTTCTGCACAAAACAAGGGTGAAGATAAGTACGTAGAAGGCAAACAAACCGTATTATTTATTTCGGAAGATTCTATGATTGATTTAATGAAAAGATTTGAACAAGGAATTAGGTCAGCAATGTCTTATGCAGGAACCACAGATCCATATAAACTGTGTAAAATGGATTTAAGGATAAGATATGTCTAACAAAATTAAAAATAAAATTCAAAAAATCGTAAACGTCTTCGAAAGTGGTTCTCCAGAAGGAGATTATGGGTGTATTTCCCTATATGAAGACGGCCCAAACGGAATCAGGCAAATCACCTACGGCAAAAGCCAAACCACTGAATGGGGCAATCTTAACGCGCTTATTAATTTATATATTAAAAATGAAGGCTCTATTGCTGAAAAGTTTGAACCATATAAAGAAAAAATCGGATTCCGCTCTTTTGTTTCTGATAAAGCTTTCATTGCTCTTTTAAAAGAAGCCGCAAAAGACCCCATAATGCAGAAAACACAAGATCAATTTTTTGATATTCATTATTGGGAGCCAGCAAAAACTTGGTTCACTAAAAATGGATTTAAATTAAATTTATCTATGTTGGTAATTTACGATTCTTTTATTCACTCTGGATCTATCTTAAAATTTCTTAGAAATAGATTTTCTGAAGTTACTCCCGCATTAGGTGGAGACGAAAAAGAATGGATTAAAGCTTACGTTAAAACAAGACACGGTTGGTTGAAAGACCACTCAAATGAAATTCTTACAAAAACAATTTACAGAACACAAAACTTCCTAGATGCAATCAAGAAAGATGATTGGGATTTGTCGCAAGTTTTCGTAGCAAATGGCACGAAAGTCGGTTGACATTTGTCTCTTTTCTGTTAGTATTCCCATATGCAAACATCAACTGAAATCCCCACGCTTACAGAAGCAATTAAAAACGCAAACATGGCTCAGATCGATTGTCTTTGGGCCATTCTCAAGTACAAAGAAATTGGTATTCTGAGAAAAGTAAAGTGCATGGCCGAAGTTTTTGGTCCGCAATTTGATTTGGATCAAGCACTGCGCGAATGCCCCGTTGATGATAAGGGACGAATTGTAGATTACAAGACTCGTCATCTTATTCACGACGTACTTTTGGAATGCTCTCGTAGAAAGTAAAAATGGAAAAAGAACAATTTGTCCAACCCTTACAACGAGAAGTTGTAAGTTACGAAATCATCGATTCAAAAGGAGAATACGTTACTGCATATAGTGCGCATCTCTTTAAGAATACGAATGGTAGACTTGATGGTCTTCAATTGGCTAAAGACGCTATTCGTTGTAAGCCTGATTATAAGATCGTAGAAGTTTACGAAAACGGTCATAGACAAATTATTATGGATTTTTAATTAAACGCGGGGTCGTCAAGAGGTTAAGACATCAGTCTCATAAGCTGACACGCGCGGGTTCGAATCCCGCCCCTGCAACCACTCATATAGGCAATAATATGACGGGAAAGAACTGGAGCAAGCCGAGCTGATATATAGGTTGTGAGTATGACAACTTATATAGGTATTCTTTTCCGATAGAGTCGCGGGTAAACTCTATATGTTTTCTAGCAACCACAAACCCACTG